CGTTTACACGCGAGTGCGTACCTTCGGAGTCGTGCGTGCGCCTCTTCGTGGAGGCGTCGGTGGAGATCGGGGTCTTCGAAGTCCTCGGGCACGGTGAAATCCCCAATTTCGAGAGGATTCCACCCATGGACGACGGCCCTAACCCCTCGAATCGAGCTATCGACCGCCTCAACGACGGTTGGAACGCCCTTTCTTGCTGTTTTTGGTCGGATTCGGAAGCGGCAGCCCACCGCCGTGCCCGATCCCGGCCCGTAGCGCACGAGCAGCAGCGAGGATGATCCGCTCCTGGTCCTCCCTTAACCACTCCGCTGCCGCGGCATCGCAGACAGAGGTAGGAGAAAGCGAGTCCGTGACCTCGGTGAGCCTCACGATCCCGTCGAGTTCGCTGGCGATGCGCTTGGCCCACTTCGCCAACTCTCGCATCCGCCCCAGCCCGGCGAGCTTCGCGTAGGGAATCGAGGATGGAGCGGAAATGGGCTTCCTGCTCGGCTTCAAGGGTGCCTACTCCGTGCGCCATAGCCGGACCCCGTTCTTCACCTGCCGGATGGTGAACTTCATCTTCAAGCGCTTCCCCGCCTGCGTGGCGCTCGTCCGCACGGCCTTGTCGCCGCTCTTCGGAAGTTCGTCCAGGCGGATGAAGAAGCTCTGCCCGACCTGCATCTGGTCGAAGGGGTACTTCTTCGCCCCACCCGTCGGAGGCGGCAGGGGAACGTCGGAGTCGATCTTGATGGTCATGGAGGAGTCCTTGAGGGAAGGACACCCAGGCTAAGAGGTCAGGGAAGGCAGGTCAAGCAGAAAGAAGCGGGGAAGCCGGCCCCATGCATGCACCCCCTCCTCTCCCCCGTAGGACGGGAGTGCGCGCCTCGGGCTCGAACTTCGACGCGCTCGCGAGGAGGGTCCCCCCCAGGGCCTTTCGCGCCGCCCTGGCCCGATCTCCTGGTGTTTCCGGCCTTCCGCGGGTGCGGCTACCCCCCGCCGTAGGGGACAACTCACCGTGACGTGGGAGTTGGGGAGGCCCGGTCTAGACCTTGACCGGGGGGCGAAGTACCCTTGCGACCCGGTCGAAGTGTGACGACTACGATCGTGCCGACGGGCGGGAAGCGCGTCAAGCGCTGTTTTCCATCCCGCCCGTCGGCGGCTTTTGCGGGGGAAGATTGAACCGCCGTGATTCGCGCACCGACTACACGATGCTCGGCGTTCTTGTCGCCGGCCTGACCGTCGGGTTCACCCTCTACCTGCTGCTCGCCACGTCCTGCGGTCCAATTACTAGTGACCGCGCCGACCCTCGAGACGAAGCGCGCGTCGAGCACTACCGTCAAGTCGCTGAAGACGCTTCGCGCGTGGCCCGCGCTTCTGCTCCGTTCCTTCCAACTCCGCTGAATTACTTCGCGGAGGGAGTTGGTCTACTGGGTGCCTACTTCGGAGGGCACCATGTCGTCCGACGAGTTCGCAAGCGCCGTCGAGCGCAACGCTCTTCACATGCGCCGCCCCCGCGCTAAGGTTTCTCCTGCCGGCGGGCTGGGGAGCTTCGCGTTGGAAGGTGAGCGCAGGCCGATCTTCGCCCAAAACGCCGTTCTGCCGATTACCGCCGTCGGAGCCATGTTCGTCCTGCTCGGCGGCTTCATCTGGTGGATGAGCGCGCAGAACGCGAAGCTCGAGACCGTCGTGGTCGACGTGAAGCAGATCAAGGAATCCCTGGCCGCCAGGGACAAGGACGGGGTCACCGACGAGCGAATGCGGGCCTACGTCCGCCTGCTCCGGGACAGCAACCCGACGCTCAAGATTCCGGAGTGGCTGCGCTAGTGGATGACGACGCGCGGCACCTTGACGCCGCGCTCCGCGAGCCGCATCTGCGCGAACTCCTTGGGGTGGGCCTTCTCGAGATAGGCCCGAAACGCGGTGTTGATCGCGTCTCCCCGGAGCTTCCGGTGAAGTTCCCGGTCCTCGAAGGCCCAGGCGACGTACGCCTCGCAGAGCGCGAGGGCCTTGCGGACGATCTCCTCCGCCTCGTCCGGGGTGCGCCCAGCCTCCATCCGGTGGAGCGGGTCAGGTTCCTGCGGGGATTCGCTGGAGGCCGAGTTTTCTAAGGTAGAAATCGTTGTCTCCCTGGAAGCTCTCGAGCGCTTGGTCTCGGTCGAAGAATAGACACTTCACGGCGCAGGTCTCCGCGTCCATCTTGATCGCCCGGCAGGCGATGCCGAACTCGACCGACGTGCGCAGGTAGGGCAGCTGGATCAGCGCTAGAGATCCGCGCTGGTGGATGTCGAACTTGACCGCGATTCGCCCGTCCGGTGGCACCGTGGTCGTCTTCGCGAAGTGCTCCTCCAGTTCCTTCGCGGCCATTTCGAGGGTGCGGTTCTTCTCTCTTGGCATTGGAGCCTCCTTGACCGGAGGTATATCCTCGAAGCGTCTAAACGGAGCCACGGATGCTTGACCCGACCCAGAAGGCCGCCGCGGACCAGATGGTGGCCGTGCTCGGCGCGGTCCCGAAACACATCCGCGAAGCGATCATTGCGCAGAGCGGCAAGGAACAGTCGCTCGCCCGCATTGACCGGGAAATGGCGGACCTCTACGCCAGTGCCGAGGACTGCCGCCCGCACGACGTGGCGGACCTGCGCGACCCGGTGAAGTACGCCTCGCTCGGCCTCCTGATGATGCGGCAGGCGAGGAGCCCGCGGTCGAAGGAGAAGATGTTCATGCACTTGGGCAAGGTCTTCGGCCACGACAGCAAGAACATCAACATCGACGACAAGCGCTCCTTCAAGGACGTTCTGACCGCGCTCCAAAGCGAGTTCAAAAAGGCCGTCCCCGCGCAGGTCACGGTGAAGGATGTCACTAACAGCCACTGAACGGCGCCCGCTGACCGAGATCCTGGCCGACGTGGCCTCGGCGCAGGAGCGCCTGCTCGAGTCCGACCCCGACGACAAGGTGGTGGGGCGGCTGCTCTCGTGGTACGCGGCGCTGTGCGAGGAGGCTTCCGAGCAAGACCGCTGGTCCTTCTGCCGCCTCCTGGTCAAGACGCAAGATGAACACAACAAGAAGGCACCGTTCCAGCGGGTGCCGGACATGCCCTACCTGCAACGGCTGGCTGAGGTGTGGGCCGAGGTCGATACGCGCGACGGGGATCGGGTGCTGTTCATCAAGAAGTCGCGCCAGATGATGGTGTCCTGGTTCGCGATCTCGATGGTGCTCTGGTCCTGTTTGTTCGAAGAGGGTCGCACCATCGGCTGGCAGAGCAAGAAGGCCGAGGACGCCAACTGGATGCTCGAGCGCATCTACGGCGTATGGGAGCGCCTGCCCGACGAGGTTCGCGCGCGCCACCCCTGCGAGCGCAAGGAAGGCCAACTCACCTTCCCCGACCGCAAGAACATCGTCATGGCGATCCCGGAAGGGCCGGAGAAGCCGCGCCAGTTCACGTGGTCGCTGTTCATTTCCGACGAGGCCGCGTTCCAGGCGATGTCGAAGGAAACCTACGTCGCGGTGCAGCCCGCGATTGCCGGTGGCGGGATGTACGTGATGATCTCGTCCGCGGCGCCGTCCTTCTTCATCACCATGTTCGACGACATCCCCGAATGATCCAGGGCACGAAGAAGGTTTTGGTCGACTCGTGGTTCCGCGACCACGGCATGACGCGCCACGAGAACCGAAATGGCGCGACCTGCATCTGGATCCACCACTCCGCCGACCCCGCGAAGGACGACGAGTGGGCGAAGAAGGACAGCCGCCGCTTCCCGGGTGGCCGCGAGGGCGGCCCGTGGCGCTGCGAAATGGACGGCGAGTCCGACGCCTACGGCGGCAAGCGCATCTTCCCCGACTTCTTCGAGCAGAGCCACGTGATTGCACCGCTCGAGGAGATCCCGCCGGAGTGGAAGAAGTACCGGGTGATTGACCCCGGCCTCGACCACGCGCTCGCCTGCTGCTGGTACGTGCTCGACCCGTTCAACGAAATGCTGATTCAGTTCGACGAGCACATCCAGGAGGGTTGGCCGGAGGTTGCCCGCCACGCCTCGGTCATCAAAGGGAAGAGCCTCAAGTACGAGTTCGAGTACACGCTGCTCGACTCGTCGGCCTTCGCGAAGACGCTCGCGGGCGAGGGGCGCTCCGTCGCGACGCTCTTCCTCGACAACGGCATCACGGTCACGCCGGCCTCTCGGATCGACAAGATCGCGCAGATCGCGGCACTCGCCGACCTGATGATGATTCGTGGCGCCGAGCCGCGCTTCAAGGTCACGAGCAACTGCACGGTCTCGATCGACCAGCTGAAGAAGTACAAGTGGATGCCGGCGCTGCACGACGACAAGGAGTCGCCGCAGAAGCCCATGAAAATCTACGACGACGCGGTCGACTGCTCGCTCTACATGGCGGTGTCGCTCGACGTGAAGCGCAAGTCCGCCGAGGTGCGCCGGTCCGACCCGTTGGCGCCGTGGTACAGTGGAAAGGACTACCGGCGCAGTCGCGCCGACGAAGCCCGCATTCGCGGGGTGCTTAGGGATTGGTCGGAGATGGAACCATGAGCGACATGATGGTGTTGGCCTGCGTCTCCGTGGTTGCCGTCGTGGCAATCGCCCTGCTCGCGGTATTCATGCTGCGAGCCTTCTCCCGCGAGACCATGCGGATGATTGCCCAGGCCGACGAGCGGGTGCTCGCCACCTACTCGTTCGCCGAGCGGGCGATGTCCCGGATCACGGCGATCCACTTCCCCAACGGCCACGCGCTGTTCCGCAACTCCTCGGGCGGGCTCACCGACGGCGCCCAGCTGCGCCCGAAGAAGCACTACGTTGAGGAACTGGACGAGAACATGACGCACGTGGCCCAGGTGAACGGCGTGCTTCCGGTCACCGTCCCGCAGGAACCCTCGGAGGGCTAGGCATGCTGCCGAACCCGTTCCTCCAGCAGATTGGCCCGCAGGGGCTGAACCCGGAGGCGCCGAACTACCCGCAGGTCGACCCCGAGGCCGCGAACTACAACGCGGCACTCCGCGCGCGCGAACTCAGCTATCGCATGGGGATCTCGCGCATGGTCCGCGGCCAGCAGCAGGGCAATGCTGGACTGGCGAGCATGCTGGCGGCCCGCGAGGGCGGCAAGCTGCTCGGCACTACGCTGTCAACCACGACAGCGGCAGCGCTCGAGGCCGGCTCATCGCTCCCGGCGGAGGCCGCCGGGTCGGCCATTCCGGCGGCAACGACAGCGGCCCAGGGCGCTTCCATTGCCGGCGCGGCGGCCCAGGGATTGGGCGTCGCGGCGACTGCCTACGGCACCTACGAGTCGAATCGGGCCGCATCCAACAGCATTCGCGACCTCCAGGACGCCATTGCCGGCGGCAACATGAGCCCCGAGGAAGAGGCGGCGGCGCGCGCGAAGGTCTTCCGCGCCGGCATTACGAGCCAGAATCTCGGCGGCATTGGCGGTGGGCTCGCTGGCTGGGCAGTGGGTGGACCGGCCGGGGCGGTCATTGGTGCCGTGGCCGGCGGTTCCGGCGGCGCGCGTCAGGCGTGGGACAGCTACGACAACAATTCCGACCGACTGCGGGCTGCCTGGAAGATGCAAACGAACCCATTCAAGCACTAATGGAAATCACCTAGACAACTACTGTTGCTTCCCTATTGCGGGATGTGCCTGTACCATCCCGCCCCGTGGCGATCAGTGAGATGACGCTTCGGGAAGCCCGCCGGTCTCGCGCGGGCTCATATACGCCGAGCGAGGAAGAGAAAGAGGGCCTGCGCGCATTGGAGTCGCGCTGGCACCCCTTCGAGCCATTGCGTCTCTCCTACGAGCGGCAATGGTCCATTAACCTCGCATTCCTGATCGGAATGCAGTACGTCCGGTGGGACGCCGCCACCCGGCAGGTGCTCTACCAACAGACCCCGTCGCTGCGCTGGCGGGCGCGCGCGGTCCACAACTTCTGCCGCCCCTACGTCGAGAACGAGGTCGCGAGTTCCGGGGCGTTTAACCCGACCTTCAAGGTCCGCCCGAAGAACTCCGACCCCGAGAACTTCAACAAGGCCGAGTCGAACCAGGACGTGCTGTTGCACTACTGGGACAAGCTCGGCATGCGCTCGAAGCGCTACGACCTGCTCTACCTCGTGAAGACGATGGGCACCGGCTGGCTCTACGCCGGCTGGGACCGCGAGGGCGGGAACTCGATGACCTCGGAGCCCGAGATCATCAACGTCCGCGGCAAGCCGACGCAGGTGGCGCACACCGAGTACGAAGGCGACATCGACTCCTACGCGGTTTCCCCGTTCCACATCTACTACGACCTCGCCGCGTCCCGCCCCGAAGACCTGCGCTGGCTGATCCACGCGCGCGCCGTCCCGATCGAATGGGTGGAGCAGCACTACCCCGAAATGGCCGACCACGTGCCGCTCGGGCTCGAGCGCGAGATCATCCAGCGCCAGCGCTGGGTCGTCGACCTTGCAGGGCCGACCGGCGCGCTCTCGATGCAGGCACCAGCGGAGACCCGCAAGGATTGGGTGCTGGTCCGCGAACTGTACGAAATGCCGTCGCTCGACTTCCCCAACGGTCGCTACTTGGTCGACGGCAACGGCGTGCTCCTCGAGCAGCCGAAGGACAACCCGACCCCGAAGGGCCGCCTGCCCTTCATCCTCTTCCGCGACATGCTCGTCCCAGGACGCATCGCCGGGCAGTGCAACCTCGACAACCTGATCGAGATGCAGCGGTCCTACAACCGCAAGGCGAGCAAGAAGGAAGAGCACATCGTCCTGACGGCCAACGCCAAGATCCTCCTGCACGGGCAGTCCGACATTCCGCAGTCGGCCTTCTCGACCGAGGTGGGAGAGATCGTGCCGTGGCACGGGACGGCGCCGCCGGCCTACCTCCAGCCGCCGTCGATGCCGCCCGAGACCGACACCGAACTCAACCGCGACCGCTCGGACATGGACTTCATCACCCGCGCCTTCGGGCCGGGTCGCGGGCAGTACCCGGGCAAGGTCTCCGGGAAGATGGTGTCCCACCTGATCGAGCAGGAGGACCGGAACAAGGCCCCGATGGTGGACCGGCTGTCCGAGGGGCTTTGCTCCTGGGGCTCGCTGATCCTCCAGCTGGCGCAGAAGTACGTGATCGAACCGCGCCTGATCCACGTGATCGGACGCAACAAGCAGTTCTCCGCGAAGGAGTTCATCGGCCAGGACGTGGACGGGAACTACGAGTGCTCGATCGAAGTCGAGTCGATGTTCCCGAAGTCCCGCACCATGGCGATGGAGTTGATCGTCCCGCTGACCCAGCTGGGTTGGCTCTCGCCGCAGAACAAGCAGGACCGGGCGCGGGTCTTCAAGTCGCTCTCAATGGAGGACGACGCGCCGCTGGTCGAGGACGCGATGCTCGACATGCGCTGCGCGCGCAACGAGAACCGCCTCCTGATGATGGGCCAGATGGTCCCCAAGGCCGAGTACTGGGAGGACCAGGACATCCACATGCTCATTCACGCGGAGTGCGCGAAGAGCGACGAGTTCAAGAAGGCGCACCCGATCATCCAGGACTTCCTGCGCGCCCACATGCAGACCCACATCGACTTGGCGATGCCGCGGGCGGGCGTCACGGTCCCGACCGAAGAGTCCTCCGCCGAGCCGGCTCCGCAGATCGACGCTGGCTCTCCGCCGCCCGCGCCGATGGCGCAGGGTCCGCAGCTGTCCATGAACGCCTACACGTAGGAACCGAACATGGCCGTCGTCAACATCACTGTCACGCCGATCAGCACCTCGGAGAACTTCTCGCTCGTCGTCACCTCCGACGACGGCGACCTGATGGCTCCGGTGAAGCTCTCGATCGCGACGGGGCAGACCTACTCGACGACCGACCGCTGCGCGCTGGTGCATACCGCAGGGTCCGACTTCTACGAGCACTTCGGTCGGCGGATCATCCGCAACGTCGTGGCCGAGCCCATGGCGTGCAACAACGTGAGCTACGGCGTGCTGAAGCTCACCTGGGACTTCGCCTCCCAGAAGATGAAGCTGTTTGTCCAGGGAGACGGCGGGACGACCGCCCCCGCTGGCCCGCGTGACGAGGCGGAGGTCGCCAACGCGACCGCGCTCGGCACCGGGACGATGTCCTGCAAGGCGTGGATCTTTTTCCAGTAGGAACCCAACCCATGATGAATTGGGCTGCCGCAGATTCCCCGGTCCACGTCACCAAGATGGGCGAGTATTTCGCCGCCCACCTGATCCTGACGTTCGACAACACCGCCGCAGGTCCGGCGGGGTCGACCGTGCTGGGCCAGACGTACGACCCGACGAACCACTACACGACCAACCCCGCGTTCTCGGACGTGGCTGGCAAGAACCTGCTCGATGTCTGCGGCTTCCGCTACATCGTCCAGGTGATGGACCCGGACGGCTCGTCCAGTTCCACGGCCAAGGGCACGGCGCAGTCGGCGTCGGGTTCGATCAAGGCGATCTGGTCCTCGGCCATCAACGCCTTCATCCTCGCGCAAGAGGGCAACGGCGGCGCCGCGGATGCGCTGACGAAGCAGAACGAACTCGAACTCGACACGACCGCCGGAGCGCTCTCGCCCCTGTCGTTCAGTGTTGTGGTCATCGGGAGGTAATCGTGGCGCTCACCCCACTCGTCACCGTCCTGAACGCCGTCAACAAGATCCCGATGGGCGGGTTCAAGCTCTGCTTCTTCACGATGAGCTTCACGGCGAGCGACGTGTACACCGCCGGAGGCTTCGACATTCGCGCGAACCTCCGCAAGCTCTTCGGCACGCGCGACGTGCTCGACATCCTCTTCCTCGGGAGTTCGAGCAACGCGATCGGCACCACGACCTACGGCACCTCGCGCGCGGCGGCCCGCTACATCTTCACGCCCGGCAAGTTCGGGGCATCCGAAGCCGGAGTCGTGAAGCTCTTCGCGATGGGGCGCACCGCGGCAGCGACCGTGGTGGCCTCCGAAGTTGAACTCGCAACCAACGACAACGTGCGCGGAGCCACTGGCACCGGACTCACCTTCCAGGGCGTTGCGCTCTGCCGAGGCGAGGGTTCGACCATCGACTCCGTCATGTCCAACAGCTGAACCACCGGCCAACCGGGCCTCGCCATTCGGCGGGCCTAGGCGCCTAGGAGTACGCCATGAGTGTCAATGTGAAGCAAGAGGTCACGCAGGACCGCATCGACGCGATGATCGCCGCTGGCCGCGGAGACGGAGCAACGCCCGAGGCGCCTCCAGTCAACGCGCCGCAGCCCGATCCCGCCCTCGTCGCTCCTGCGGAGACCGTCGCTGACGACTTCGAGCAGGGGCAACAGCCGCAGGCTGACCCGATTGCCGAGGCCAAGGCGAAGTACGAAGCCGAACTCGAGGAGCTTCGGGAGGAACTGAAGAACACCAAGGCCCAGGTGTCGCAGTCGCATCGGCGCAACCAGGAATCTGCTCGTGATCGGCAGGCGGCTGAACAGGCCGCGCTCGCCGCGCAGGAGCGGGACCAGCGTGTCGAGGCGGCGCTGCGGCGCATGGATGGCATGGCGGCCGGGCTTGCGCAGCTTGCGAAGCTCGATCCGAGCGTGGCCGGGCAGGTGCTTCAGACCTGGGGCGCCGACGCGGCGAATGGCGGTGGGGGTCGGGACCAGTTCTCGATCCACGGCGCCGAACGCCGCGAGGATCCGCGCGTCGCCCAGCTGCAAAGCGAACTGGCGACGATGAAGCGGGACGTGAGCGGCTTCGCGTTCAACGTGAACTCCGGCGCGGTGCAGGCCACCATCGACCGAATGATGGCGGGCAACACGGCGTTCAAGGCCGCGGAGGAACTCGGCGAACTCGACGAGATCCGCGAGAAGGTGTTCACGAAGTTCCTTGAGCTTGACAAGGAAAACCCGGGTTCCATCAACCCGCACTCCCCCCGGCAGATCAACGAGGCCGTGAAGCGGCTCGTGGACGACGCCGCGAAGCGCGAACAGAAGCGCTCGAAGTGGGAGATCAAGTCCTACCGCGAGCAGCGCAAGGCGCTGAACTCGCAAGCCGGCGCCCCCACTCGAGGCCCCAACGCGCCCGTGCGCGCGGCCCCGACTCCTACCGGGCCGGCTCAAGGTGAATCCAAGAAGGCGCAGCAGGCGCGGTGGGAGAACGCTTTCACCAATGCCACGAAGGCGACACCGAAGGGTCCGTCTTCGGAGGTTTGAAATAGGAGCCGGGCATGGCCGGCGACACCCTTACTACCTTCAGTCCCTCCCAAAAGGAGGTGTACTGCGGGATCATCAACGAAGTCCTCAACTCCAAGCAGCAGATCAACGGTTTCATCGACACCATCGACGCCCAGGGCGGCGGTGTCATCAACACGGCGCCGGGTACGACTGCGACGCGCGGCCTGCACTTCGACGTGCATGTGACGCGCAACTCGACCGGCACCTACCAGAACCCGGAGATTGGTTTCCCGAGCGCGGGGAACCAGGGCTACCGGCAGGGCTACTTCCAGGGCCGCACGATCTACTGGCCGATGTCCGTCTCCCGCGCTGCGGTCGTCCGCACGAAGGGGAACGAGGCGGCCTACGCGCAGGTCATGGTCGAGGCCGCGGCGCGCACTGCGAAGGATCTCCAGAACGAGGAGGAGCGCGCGCTCCTCGGTGACGGTTCCGGCACGCTCGGGACCATCAACGGCGCGGTCGCCATGAGCGGTGGCAACACCATCATGACGATCACGCTGGACAACTACCAAGACCTCATCAAGTTCTACGAGGGGATGCTGATTGGCTTCTGGTCGGCCCGCACGACCGGCGCCACGCAGCACAAGTTCGCGCTGACCGGCACCGCCACGAACATCTGGCTCGCGGTCGTGTCGAGCATTGTGGCGTCGACCTCGACGCCGCAGATCGTGGTGGTGGCGTCCGACGGCGGCACGGCGGCGACCACGGAGGTTGCGTCGGGAGACGTAATCACCAAGGCGTCCGACGGTGTCAGCGGCGCCGTGGCGATCTCGCAGAGCCAGGGTCCGCGTACTTCGACGGTGCGGTTCGAGCCGAACGGGCTCGACAACATCATCAGCGACTGCGACTCCCCGATGGAGTCGGGTGCGAGCGCGGGCGGGTTCTGCGGAATCCTCGCGCCGGCCGCGTACGGCACCGCCAACCTCTCGGGTGGTGGCGGGTCGGCCAACACGGGAGGTCTGCGCGCGTGGGCGAGCTACGTCGACCGCGCGTCGTCCGGCCGTGCGTTCTCTGACACGATCATGCAGAACATGCTCGACGCCTGCATGATCAAGTACGGGGAGCGGCCGGACATCATCACCTGCTCCTACGGCGCTCGAACGGAGTTTGCCAACAGCAAGCTCGCGATCCGCCGCGTGGTCAACACGACCGCGATCTCCGGCAGCACGGGTGGCGGCTTCAACGAGAACGAGGGCTCGGGTGACTTCGTCCAGTACGACGGCATCCGCATCGTTCCGAGCCGCTTCGCACCGACCTCGGTGATCTCTTCGGCTCCGACGGCGACCTACCTCGCCTGGAACCAGGATCTCATCAAGCGCTACCAGTGGCACGGCGTCAAGTTCATTGACGACGACGGCCTCACGTGGCGCATGTCGGGGCGGACCCCGGTGTTCGAGGCGTACCTCGAGCACACCTACGAGTTGGTGACGTTCAAGCGGAATGCACACGCGAAGGCGATTGCCGTCCTCGCGCAGTCCCCGCTGGCCTGACCTTTTTCTGATCCTGGGGGCCGTGGCGCACTTTGCCCCAACCGGACGCCACGGCCCCTGGGGTCAGTTTCGAGACCCCATGAAGCCACCGCTCTGCTCCTACGAAATGCACTACACCTCCTACCGGAGCGCGTGGGGTGTGCTGCACGAAGAGGCGGTGGCGACGATCAAGCCGTGCCGGTGCGCCGGGCACAGCTACGTCGACTTCAACGAGCAGCTGGGGCGCCTTCACCCGGGGTTGCAGCTGGGCTTCGACCTGCGCAAGCACCGCTGGGTGATCTACAAGTTCGTGAACGAACTCGCGCGCACGGACATCGGCGGCGGGGACCACATCGTCTCCGTCTGCAAGATCATGGACATCGTGTTCACGTGCGAGGTCGCCATCGAGTACCGCGGCAAGGACGGTGGCTGGCGCACGCGGACCGTCCCGCTGCCGTACGGCGACTGGGTGCTCCTGCGGATCGCCGCGAGCGCCACGGACCGCTTCACGCGCGGGAGCGGGTGGATCGAGCGCACCATGCTCGATCTCGAGAAGAAGAAGGAGGAGGCGCAGGCGAAGCGTGTCAAGGCGAACGCGGACGCCTGGGTGAATGACTGCATGTCCTCGGCAGATCGGGGCAACCCGTTCTTCCGCCGCCGGCAATTCCGGCAGCGCAAGGTGCGGCCCAACCACCCGGTCAAGGCGACTGCATGACCCAGCAAGACATCGAGAACTGGGTGCTGCGGTTCCTCCAGACCGACTACGCCAACGGCAACTGGACGCAGGACGAGATCCGGCAGTACATCCGGGACGAGGAGCTTCGCCTCTTCGTCCACATCGTCGGGAAGGACGAGGACTTCTTCCAGGCGCCGCCGGCCTACGTGTCGGAGGTTGCGAACCAGCAGCGCTACTCGCTGCCGCAGAATCTCTACAAGGTGCTGCGCGTCGAGCGCGTGGTCGGTGCCCTCGCCTCCGCGACCTCACCGATCGTGATGAACCCGGTCGACCGGAACGCGGATTCGATCACCCTCGCGCGCGGCACCTATTGGCCGTTCATCGGCGGCGGGACGATGCCGTTCCCGATGAACTACCAGATCATCGGGCAGAGTCAGATGGACCTCTACCCGATCCCGAACAACACGCTCACCAACTCCATCAAGATCAACTACGCCGCGAAGCCGGCGGGGATGGTGAACCCGACCGACGTTCCGTTCCAGATCGCGAACGGTCCGGGCGGTCCGGGCCTCGACGACCTCTCGGAGTGGCATGACATCATCGCGATGGGTGCCACGCAGCGCGCGCTCGAGCACGAGGAGGCGTACCCGCAAGCGGATCGCATGGGGGCGCGCTACGCGCAGCGCCTCGCGGAACTGGTGGCCTACCTGCAACAGATCAACGTCCAGGCGCCTCGGTACGTCCGCGTCACCGAAGACACCTGGTACTCGTGAGGACGCGATGCTCTACGTTCCCAAGATTCCCGAGACCCTGCTCCGCGTCACCGGCATCGTCGCCACCAATGGCGGGCTGGTCGCCACCAACGGAACGAACTCTTCGGGTTCGCAGGCGGGCACCAACCTCGTCACCGGCCAGAACTTCTCGAAGTGGTTCGAGGTGAAGGGGCGTGAACTCACGCTGCTCGTTGCCTACACGAAGGGGGGCGAGACCAGCTGCCAGTTCGCGTTCACCATCTTCGGGTCGGCCGGCGTCCCTTCGCGTGACATGGACGTGACGTTCGGTCCGGCAGGGACCGGCGTGACGGCAGTGAACACGGACCAGGTAATCGGCGGGGTGTCCTACCCGCTCTGGGAATCGAGCATGGGCAACGTGCAGTGGGTGACCAACGCCTTCACTGCCACGGCCACCATGGCGATTCCAGTTCACCTCGGCGTCAGCAACCGCACGACGCCGGCCACGATCCCGGTGGCGCTCACGCCGTCGGCGTTCCCTGGCCGCTACGCGCGCCTGGGCGTCGTGATCGCCGGCAACCCGAACTCTTCCACCGTCATCAACGTGGACCTCGCGTGGTCGGGGCACTGAGTGGCGCAGTACGCGAAGCTGACCCTTCCGGCCCCCAAGGGACTGAACCTCGCCCGGAAGGAAGACTCCCTCGACCCGGGTGAAACCTCGGTCGAGAACAACATCGACCACCACGAGAACGCGGTGGCGCGCAAGCGCAACGGCTACCGCAACGTGCTGCTCGGGAACTTCGACCGGGCACTGAAGGGCGGCCTTCCGTCGCAGTCGATCGGCGTCGTCGGCGAGGAGTGGTGGCTCGACGCGCAAACGCAGATGCAGGCCGCGGACTTCACCGAGGCCACGCCAGTTGTCTCCAACGGGCGGCGCGACTTCTTCAACCAGCGCCCGTCCATCATCGTCATCCCCGAAGGGAACATGGGGCCGGCGACGCGGCTCGACGTGAAGAACACGACAGCCCCCAGCTGGGCCTTCGAGTTGTGCCTGAGCGCGGACGAGATCCCGCTGTTCAACGGCAATACGATCGCCAACTCGCCGATCATGGTTCCGATCGTCGCGCAGAAGGGGCTTCAGGCCAACGGCCAGTGGGCCGTGCGACTCATCCAGGACGGCGCGTCCGACCGCTTCTACGCCGTGCTCACGCTCTACGAAGGCGCGGTGCTCGGCCAGGGCGCTGGCTTGGTCGGCAATCCGACGACACCCACGACCAACGCAACCGACTTCTTCTACAACTCCGGCGCGAACCGGGCCTGGGTGGAGCCGGGCAAGCGTGTCTGGCTCGCCTGGAAGTACATCGCCGGCAACCCGGGCACGGTCACCTCCTACTACTGGCAGGAGGGGGACTCGTCGGTCGTCAACTCGGCGCAGCTGTCAACCTACGTGAACGCCTCGCTCGGAACGAACGGAGTCGGCACGACCCCATACCCCATCACGATTGGCCGGCGGCCGTGGCAGGCGGCCGGGCGCTCGGTCGGCGGCGGAATCCCTGCCGGCGTCAACAATGCCATCGACGAGATCGGCTTCCTCGGCTCGGTCTCGGAGATGAGGTTCTGGCTGGACTCGGCGCAGGGAGTTGCCGGCACGCTCGAACTCCCGGCGAATTGGGGGATCATCAACCCATCCCCTCCTGGGGAAGACTGGTACGTCGACCGCGAGATCCCGGAGGAGCAGCTGACCACGGACTCCTCGATCGAGTCCGGCAACCTCGTTCAAACGAGCGACCTCGAGCTTTACTTCCAGTTCAAGCCGGAGCTTGTCGGCTACGCGCCCAACGGGGCCGCGATTGCTGGCGAGAACCACCGGATGATCCGGCCGCGCTTCACGCGCGGGACAGCCAGCGACAACCGCGCCTGGATCACCGGGGCCGACGTGACGTGGCTACCTGGGACGGGTGCCCTTGGTTCGTCCTGCCTCGGCTTCGTCCCGATCGCTCCGGTGGCCGGGCAGCTGTACGTGTTCGCCGACACGATGCGCTCCGGGCTCACGAACTCGTACTTCGGCAAGCGCCTCTTCTGCGGCGGGATCCGCATTCCGAATGCGGCGTCCTACCTGCGCCGCGCCAGCACCGGAACGGTCACTGGTTGGGAATGGCCGGACGAGTTCTCGATCCGCATGCCGCTGCGCTGCGACGCCTTGCCGTCCTCAACCGCGGCGACGTACTGGGAAACGCTCTCCGAGATCAACGTCGCCCGCCAGGGCACCGGCCCGAACTTCGACCGCTACGGCATCTCCACGATCTGGCGGACCTACATCATCTTCGACGGCGCGGGTGCCGCCGGGGCTGGCTGGTACTTCCGCTTCACCATGGTCGACGCTGCGGGCGCCGCCACGTCGGTGCAATCGACGACCAAGGTGGTCGAAGGGACCGTTTACACGCTGCAATGCTCGGCGCGGTTCATCGGCGCGAACCGCGTCATGTCGCTCTACCTGAACGGGTTCCGCGAGGGCACGAGCAACATCGCGGCATCCAAGCCGATCATGTCCCAGGTGTCCGGCACGGATACGACGGACCCGAACAAGGACGACGACGACGGGCGCGACACGTCCTTCCCGTTCTACCTGGGCGTGTCGGTTGCCACGCCCGTCAACATCGACAGCCACCCGGATCCATTCGCCTTCCGCTATGGGGCATACAGCGGTGGCGGTGGAGGGATTGGCAACCTCGGATCGAACCGTACCTATTGGGGCTGGTCGACGAACGACACGCCGAAGACCGTCAACGACGGCATCGGCTATCGCGGCCACAACCCGCTCGTCGGCGTGATCGGGGAATGCCAGGTCTGGCAGGCATACCCGAGCGAGGCCGAAGTCCAGTCGATGCGCGACCACGGGCCGACCGGCGATCAGATCCAGGCGGCCGGCGCGCGCATGCTGTCGAACTGGCGCTTCGACGAGGGCTCTGGCGTCACCTGCTTCGACGTGGGCTACCTGAAGAACCACCTACGCATCAACCCATTCCCGACGGCACACATCCGACCCGCCGTTCTGGATCGCGTGGAGAAGCCGGCGCTGCTCGGCATCTGGCAGAAGCGCCAGCTGTCAATCTCCGGCCCGAGCGAGCAGGAGGTGTACGCGCTGGGTCCGGGCGCGATCTTCCAGGTGCTGAAGGACGGCAACGGCGCTGGCTACCTGAAGAACATCGGCTCTTGCGCGACGCCGGAAATGTGGAACGCGCGGACGGACTCCTACTCGCTGCCGACCGCCTTCCAGTTCTCCGGCGCGCTCTACGTCTGCACCGGACTTGGTCCCGTGAAGCGGATCTTCAAGGGCAAGGTCTCCGACGCCGGCCTAACCCCAGTGTTCGGCAGCATCGGCGACGACCAGACCAACCTCGGGTGGCGCGAGTTCGACCGGGACGGGACGTTCCGCGCCTACGCGGCTGCGCTGGCCGCCAGTCCGGCCGAGACCATCTTCGTCAAGGGACGCCGATACGGATGGGCGCTCACCCACTACAACCCCGATGACGGGACGGAGTCGGTGCCGTCGCGCCTCATGTTCATCAACACGGATGGCGTGACCGGCATCGGCGCCAACGGCGTCAAGTCGTTCTTTCTCACGTCGTTCCCGCACACGACGCAGCGGCAGAACGCGAAGATCCGGCTCTACCGCACCACGTCGGACGGAGCGCTCTTCCTGCTCCTGGCGGAGTTGTCCTCGGACACCCGCTCCTTCATCGACGGCATTCCCGACCGCAAGCTCGAGAACGTGCTGGACTCCTGGCTCAACTTCCCGCCGCCGCAGAACGCGCGGATCGGGTTGGCCTTCGGCGCTCGAGCGCTTTACTTCGGCGTCTCCGACCGGCCGGACACGCTCTTCTATTCACTGCTCGGGCAGCCCGGCGCCTGCCCTCCGCAATACCAGCTGTCGATCAGTTCCGGGCAATCCACCGAACTGACCGCTGGCGTGGTCATCAACGACCGCGCCTTCGTGTTCACGCGCACGAGCACCTTCGGCGTGTACGACCAGGGCGGCGACATCTCTGTCGACGCGCAGGACAACCCGCCGGTCAAGATGTACCAGCTGCGAGACGACCTGGGCTGCATCAGCCACCACGGCATCATCGTGATCGAGGGCTTCGGAGCGATCATCCCGACCGAGCGCGGCCTCTACCTCTTCGACGGCAGCCAGTTCGTGAACCTGGGCGGCTACGCCGAGGACCGCATCCAGCCGTTCTGGGACTCGCTCAATCTCACCAACTCGCGCAACTTCGTGGCGGCGGCGCACCGCCGGAAGAAGCAGTACATTCTCTACTGCTCCACCGACTGCTCTCCGGGCAACTACAACGACCGCGCGCTCGTCTACGACTGGGGCCGCAAGACCTTCTCCATCCAGACGCAGAAGGATGTGCTCTGCGCGGCGACCATCGCCGACGAGGTGACGAGCCAGGAGCGCGTCTGGTGTGGGACGCTGAACGGCAACATCTTCGAGTTCGACCCGCCCGAGGTTGAGCTTCACTCCGACGGCCCGGTCGCCGCGCCGTTCACCGGCTCGATCGTTTCCGCGAAGCTCGATCCGCTGGGGTCGGGGCGCTACTCGAGGATCCAGCTGGTCTCCGACAACTCGCTGCCGACGGCCGGGGACGGCCTGCGCGGCGTCAACCTCTACACCACCAACAACGGCGTTCAGTGGCACACCGAGCCACTGAAGATCCTCTGGAACGACGCGAACTGGGTGCTCGTGCGCTGGAACGAGACCGGCACCGTGACCCCCACCGACTTCGAGTGGCGCCTCGGTCCGATCGGCGCGGCGTGGCGCTACGGCAAGCAGAACTTCAGTTCGGACGTGCCGAACAAGCGAGTGCTGCGCGTGCAGTACAACCTGAACCCGCAGGCCGTCACCGGCAGCCAGTTCGTCACGCAGTGCGGCTACGACGAGCAGGTGCCGCAAGGCAAGTTCGCCAGTGCCACCGGGCAGTTCGCCATCCACGCCGGCATCCTCGGACGCGGCAAGCGTGTCGTGCTCCAGGCCCACGACATCACGCTCTTCGGGGGGCAGCCCAACAACCCCTGGAGCATTTCCAAGGTGGAACTCGACTGGCAGGGACGTGGCCGGTCGACCTACGTGCCGTCGTGAACCTCGCAGAAATCGACGCCATGATCGGTCGGCTGCAACGGGTCGGGCAGGCCGGCGCGCTGCCGAAGGACATGACGCAGCCGCAGTTGATCGACGAGTTGCAACGTGAGTTGGGAGCCCTGGCCCAAGCGGCGACAGCATTGCTCGCAGAACTGCGGGCCTCGCCCCGATACGGTAAGGGCGCCCAACTCTTCCTGGTCGACTGCCGCACCGGCAGCAGCAACATCCTGTCAACGACCCAGGCGACCAATGAGGGCCTGGGTGCGATCGACGGGCTCGCCATCTACCGGCATTCCCTGGGCTACCGGCTCGACCGATCGGAACAGGTCTACTTCGCCTACACCTCGACCGTCGGGGTGGTGAACGGGCAGGCCCAACGTGGCGGCACCTGCTGCCAATACGCCTTCGACGACGTACGAACGATCTTCCAGGTCGACCAGGACGCCGTGACGAATGGGGCGGTATTCGTCATGGCTTGCTACCCTTCGATTGCGCCAGCCTCCGCGCGGGTTAATCCACTGGCGAATACGAAGGTCGGCGCGTCCTCTCCGCAGTTGGGTCTCATTACCGCGGTTACTTCGACGCAGTTGCCGTAGGAGTAGGTCATGGCGAGCTATCTCGAGCGTTACCAGCAGCAGCAGAACGCCGCGGTCAGCGGGCCACCGCCAGCCTACGCCCACGCTCCGTCCATGGGTCCGTGGGCCGGCTTTAATCCAGCCGACTTCTTCGGGTCGAACCAGACCCCTGATCTTCAGCAGAAGCTCGCGCAGCAAGGCCCGTTCAGCCGGCAGAACCAGTACGACCAATACGGGTCCGGCTTGTACGGAGTGCCGGACGCATTCATTGGCTGGTCGGGTCCGGCACGCTACGGGCTCGGCCCGGCGATGTCGTTCAGCAATCAGGCCCAGCCCGCGATCGACATGTACCGCAAGCAGATGTCGACTGACTGGACCTCGGAGTTGTACGGCCAGTCTGCCGACGTGATTAACGCGCAGAGCCAAGCGGCCCAGCGCACCGGCCAGCAGCGGCTGGCACAGTCCGGCTACGGTGGCGGGGGGACGATCTCGCCGTTCGCCGGGCTCCAGGTCCAGCAAGAGAACCTGGCTCGCATGGGCCAGCTGGGCAGCGCCGCGCGCATGTCCGTGATGCAGGGCCAGCAGATGCAGGCCGAGTCGGGGCGCAACTACCTGAACTCGATCGCGCAGAACATGCAGGCGCTCATCACCCCGGCGCAGCTGGAAATCTCCAGGCAGGCGAAGGTTCCGACCTCGGGCGGGGTCTCCTACATCGGCCCGGCACTCAGCGCCGCGGCGGCCGGACTCGGGGCCTACGCGGGGGCTTAAACGATGCCGAACTACGCCTTCGGAACTGCGGGTCGCGACGAGTCCCTGGCTCGCGCCGATCTCAGCACTCAGACGCGACAGCGCAACATCTCCGACCTCCTAAACGGGGTCGGCGTGCTGGCGCAGTCGCTGGGCGCCATGCACCGCTACAAGCAGGAGCAGGCGAACAAGGACGTGCTGGCAGACTTCTACGTCCGCTCGCTCGCCAGCCCCGGCGGAGAGCCTGGGGCGCCACTGCCCGAGGGCGTCGCTGGCCCAGTCCCGGAGAAGCCGTGGGACACCGCGATCGGGGAGCGGATGCAGGCGGACCGCAAGCCAGCCGGCGGCTTCCTCGAGGGGATCGGGAACTTCTTCAACCCGACCGGCAAGCTCGAGGCGGGCGACGCCATGAAGCTCGCCGACTCCATCCGCAACCGCAACGCCCAGCAGGCGCAGGCCGCGCTGGACGAGCGCAAGGTCAAGGTCGACGAGTTCAACGCGGCGGTCAACTTCAAGAAGGGGGAGTACGGGCGGATCAAGGACATGGTCGAGGCCGCCGCGGCGATGAAGAACGCGAACACTGCGGCCAGGAATGCCGGCAACACCGCGTTTCAACGCGACGCAACCGCGCTCCAGGGCGAGCAGGGCCGGGCCGACAAGCTCGAGGCCCGAGTGAGCACCCTGAACCAGCGAATGGCCGAGGCCGACAAGCTGCTCTTCAGCAAGGACATGAACGCCGCCGTCACGATGGCGTTCTTTTCCGTCATGTCCGGCGACAAGGACAACGCGCAGATGCAGCAGGTCGCCGAGAAGGCGCTCGGGATTGCCAGCCCGGAGGCGCAGCGCGAGGCGGTCAAGATGATCCGCAAGGGGCTGCAAGACGAGCGCGACCGCGTCTCCGGCCAGCTTGGAGGGATGCGGCAGGCCGGGCAGACCTACCAAGACCGCGTCATCAAGCCGGCCGCACAGCGGCTCGGCGGTCCGGCGGAGGCCCAGATGGATCCGATGGAGGTCGCCGGTCGCAAGTTCGCCAAGGACAACGGCTTCGACTACGACAACCCCACGTCCGAGCAGTTCGACGCCTTGATTAAGCACCTCTCCGGCGGGCAGTAAATGGCCGATGGACAGTCGACCACCGAACGCCTCCAGGCGGCTCTACAGCAGGGCGGGTCGACGACGGACCGGCTGCGTAAGGCCATGGGCGGTGGCGGCACGACCGACCGCCTGCGCGCGGCGATGGGCGGCGCGAGCACCACGGACCGGCTTCGAGCGGCGGTCAATAACCCATCTCTAGTAGATACTCCGCAGGAATTTAAACGGCCACCGGGCCTCGAGTGGTTGCCGCCGGAGAACCCGAACGACATCCTCGGCCAGACCGAGGAGGGCGCTAAGCCACTGCCCCAGGCTGGCAACCTCGCGGCGACGCAGCCCGGGGAGTCGTACGCCAGGACCGCCGTGCGCGCCCTCCCGGAGACGGCGGCGCGCGGGTCGCAGCTGCTCTTCGAGTCGCTGGGGATGCAGCCAGGGGCTGGGCGAGCGGCGTGGCGCGTTGCCTCGGAGAACGAGTTCACCCCAGGCGGCGTCATGCAGCGCGCTGCCGGCCTCGCGTGGCCCTACGGCAAGAGCCTGCTCCAGCAGGTGTTGTCCAGTCGCCCGGGCGGCGTTTCCACGGGATTCTCGACGGCGAATCTGGTCGAGCAGCGCCCCACGCTGAAGGAGATCGAGGCGGTCGCTGAGCAGGAGCCAACGGTCCGCGCAATCCTGGCTGGCGTGCGCCACGCCCAGGCGGCGTCGATGGAGTTGGCGAAGGACCGGGACGACGACGCGGCCTACGCCGCCCGCTACATGCTGACGAACGAGGTCCGCACCAAGGTCACCGAGCAGGTGCGGGCGGACTTCCAGCGCGCGTCCGCGATGTTTCAACGCAGCACGCTGAACCGCGTGGACGTGAATCCACGCTTCGGTCCAGGCCGGACGGCGGAGGGTCAGGCTGCGCCTCCGCAGTACCCGAGCAAGGAACAGATCGAGGCCGAGGTCCAGCGGCAGGTGGCGGCGCTCGAGATCCCGGGCGTCCACAAGCCGCCACTCTCCAACGAGGACGTGGCCGCGGAGACGTGGCGGATCTGGAAGAACGCCGAGGC